AGTTGTCTATATCCTACTTAGTCCTTTCTATTCCTACAATAGGTAATTATAAGTAGTGGCTAAGTCTATACGTATGTATGGGAGCAACACACCCCGAAACGTTCGAACCGGCCATACAGATTCGTTGCCCACAGTGCGAGCGTATGCACTACGACGAGAATTATTCCCTTTGCGTCGAATGTGGGGCCGCGCTATGAGCCGAGACGTGTGCAAAATGCCCGGTTGCGACAGAGAACCCGGCACGCAAGACGACGGCAGTACGTACCGGACGCGGCGGTTCTGTAGCGTCAAATGCGACGTGAAGTATGACCACCTCAAGGCCGACGCCGACGACGCCCGCCTGTCTGTGGAGGGGCAATAATGCCAAGACCAGTCAGCGATTGGGCGGCCCAAGACCGTGGCGCGTGGGAACACGAACAGATGATTAAAGCCCACTACAAAAAACAAGCAAAGCGGTGGATGGACGCCCCGCCGGGTATGACGACGTGCAAGCCAGACGTGTTAGACTAAATGAGCCTTGAGGTTATTGCGCTGGTGTTGTCGGCTACCGTGTTGATACCGTTGCTTTTTGAGGTTGTTGTCCGTGGGGTTATCCACGATGTTTGATTTTAGCCCGACTCAACGAAAGCGCATAGACGGCCCACTACGGCGTTTGACTAACGGCAGGTTGTATTACTCATATGGACTTGAGAAAGCCGAGAGAGTGAAGACTGTGCCTAACACGTTGGACGCTATCGCAGGGTGGCTTACTCGGCGTAGGTATGAACGCCCACCACGACTTGCCGGTATCCCACTCGAAGCCGCCAAGACACACCCTGACACCGGACAAGTCCACGACAAGAGCTTGCGGCGCGTCGATCCCGACAACCCAACGCGCCAATTTCACATCCATCTGTTTGAGGTCGACGGCGTCATCGAAGTGTTCAGCCATATGGAGTATAGACCAGACGCTCGGCCCGTCGCTGGTGAGTCATTCACGGACGCATACGAACGCCTGCAAGAACACTTACGCCCTTCGTGGGGTCAGGAGTGGGGCAACGGTACTACCTACGTGCTGGGAGCATACTGTGGCGTTGTAGCCGACTTGGTTGACTAATCACCACGGAACCAAATCTTTTTGATTTTGTCCACGCCGAACAGGGTAGCGGCAGACACGGCCACCAGTCCCAAGATAGCATACAGTATCTCAGAGCTTATCGTCCCGTCTGTGAGATACATGTGTGTCGCAATGCCGAGCAACCACAGTAGCGCAATCGTCGCAATTCCTGCCGCCAAATAGTCGGTGAGCGTGTCCGGGTCTTCGGGTACGTGTTGACTCATAGTTGCCAATTAGCAACCCACGGGTATAATATTACGTGATGGTTATCTCGCCCGAACCACCCACACTAAAAGACAGCACGTCCTCGTCTTGTGTGACCAGTATCTCAGAGTCGTCTTGGGCCTGTGCGGATGCCATAGTTTGGCCGTAGGAATCCTGTAGTTCGGCTTCGAGTATAAACCACGCCGTGTTTTTGGTTTGCTCGCCTGCGTCCGAGGGTCGAAAGTCTGCAATGTCGAACGCCGACGAATAGGTGAGTGGTCCAGTGAGTTCGACCGTGCCACTGTCCGACTGGCCGGATATGTCGATTGTCTCGGTGGCTATTTCGCTCGTGGAGTCTGCTGATCGGCCCGCCCGAAGACTCAAGCGTAGGCTCTCCACGTCCGTGGTGGCTTCAAACCCGTAGTCTGCCGAGACCGTCACACTCACGTCTTGGATATTGCCGTCTGGTGAGTCGTGGCTTATGTCGTCGACTGTGAGGTCGTCAATTTCGAGTGTTTCGCCGCGCGCTGGTTGGCTCGTAAGGGCGACTGCCGAAACGCCGCCAAAGGTTGCGATACATCCACCGCTAATGAGCTGCCGTTTAGTGACTTTCATCACGTATCTATATGGGTTCTATGGGTGGTTAAACCCGTCTACAGTGGCAAATTAGTTTTAGCGAAAAGGCAGATTAGAGTTTTTGGATGTATGCCAGTGCGTAGAATGGTGGGCGGTTTTCGTGAGGTTGGTCGCCACCAGTGGTTTCTGTTTGTCGTGTGTCTGTGCCTCCAATCCGATCCTGAGCACCACCCGTTTCTGTGCCCCTGACTCCAGAGGTTTCCCTACGTTCATAATCATGCTCGTGGGTTGGCATTTCGTCAACAGTCAGTGTATGTTCGTCCGAACCGCCCGTATCGCCAACATCGTACTGACCACCAGCACCAGCCACAAATCTATCTGTGAGGTCTGGGGTGCCGTCTGTCCCGTCGCACAACGACCACCCTCCCGGTATGTCTGGGATTGCACCAGACCACATGATAATCGCACCTGTCGGCACCCTCCCCGACTCGACATACCGGCCATCATACACGCGCTCGATTCGATCCTCAACTTGGAACGCAAAGCCAAGATAGCAATTGCCCGCTGGATATTGTGGTTCGGCCACTTGCGTAATCGGTTCTTCGTCCGGTGTTTCCGGGTCAAACTCTCCCGTGGGTGACGTATCAACCACCAACTCACCAGCACTATCTACACTCAGTGTGTGGTAGCGATACGCAGATTTGTCCACGTCGCCCGATATGTCTGTGACTGTCTCGGTTTGTGACGACACACTCACGGGGTCGCCTTCGATAAACACGTCACCACTGGCTATTTCAATTTCGAGGTCTGTGGGTGTCGTGGGTTCGACACCACTGTCGACGAACGTTTCGTTTTCTGGCCCATCGACGTTTGCGGCAGTCGCCTCATTATGCACAAGCCTGTCGCCGCCTGCGAAACGCCTCATACGTTATTCACCATAGATTCAGTTTCGATAATGATTTCTGAGCCATTGACCTTTGGCGTCTCGGCAAACGGGATTCGTGCGATTGCGGTCTCTTCGTCGTCAGTTATGATTTCTACCACGAGTTCCTCTAACGTTTCGTCGTCGGCGTCCGAGGTGGCCGGAACCGTGGCGTCATAGCGACCGTTAGCGGTTGCGCGGCGTCGGTTGTCAGTTGTGTATCTCGCACCCTCTATGGCGTCTTGCAGACTTTCTTGTGTCTCTTGGGCGGCAGTGCCGTCCCGTCCGAGTGCGATACTTACGACTTCGATATTGCGACCGTTCACGAGTGCGTCCGTGATTGCGTTCCGGCCTTGGTTGAGTGTTCGTGACATGATGGTGTGTTATGAGTGGATTTGCAAGGGTTTATTTCAAGGGTGTTGTGCGTGAGTGGTTGCTATAGGAGTGGCCTACGCTTCGTCTGATTCGCCACCGTCGGACTTTTCTGGTTCGTCGATTTGCACAGGTCGGTAGCCGAGCAATTCTTGCGCGGCGTCCTGAATCGCATCGGCGTCCGACTCGTCGCCGTCGATAAAGCCGATGCCACGGCTCCGGTAGCCGATGGCCTGATAATCCCACTCGACAGCAGCCAACTCTGCAATATCCCGCATTGTCTGACTGTCTATTCCCTGCATCCGTCTAAACCAAATTGACATTTTTAGATCACCTGATTGTTGCCGTTGTCTGTTATACTGACATTGCCTGCTGCAAGTCCGATCACTCCGTCCTCTGTCCCGCTGGCAAACGTGATATCTCCCGCTGTGGAAAATGCGTTAATTTGACTCAGAACCGTTGAATCAGCATTGACAACGATTTCTGAATTGCCACTGGTCAAACGCAAATCGCTCCACATACATCTGCTGTTAATATTAACTGTCACATCAGAAACCCGTATGTTTTCGAGTTTGCATAGCGCCTCAATATCCCAATCTGCATTGATACGTGTTGTCCCTAGGACTCCATTTCCTCCACAACCGACAAAACAAACACCGTCTTCAATGGCGTCGCTCCCTGTCCGTGTTTTTGAATAGTCGCCCCGCTCAAGGTAAATGGTATCGCCCGTTGACGATTGAGCCAATGCGTTATCTAAACGCTCATCCCTGCTCGACCCTTCGACTGTTTGCCAACCATCATCCCCTCTGAGGATTGTGGCATTAGTAATCTCTGTTTCCGCGATAGTCGCTTCCTCTGCTTCGAGAGAACCAACCACCGCGTCATCTTCTACAATTAACTTCTGCCCATCCGCAGGTCTGGCGATAATCCCACCGTTCTCGTCAATCTGGATTTCGGCCCCGTTCCGAATGAGTTTCCCGCTGTCTGTCATGCTATACACCCTCGTTGTCGTGTCGTGTGTTCGTGTTTGTGTCTGTGTTCATGGTTGATTTACTCTGTTGCTGTGTTCGTTAGTTCGGTTTGATTCTGGAACCCATCACCGAGTAGGCCGCCGTCCGTAGGCCGTGGTGTGGGTCCAAATTCGATATTGCCGTTCAGTTCTATGTTACCCGTGTCTAAACGCTGATTCGTGTTAATGGTTAGTGTCGTACCGGCGTCCACCGTCTGTGTCTCGAAGTCTCGGCGGAACTCAAAGCCGAGTGTGCCACCGCGTGGGTTAAACAATCGGTCACCATTTGCGTCTTTGTTCGCACTACCCAAAATTAACGCGTCATCGACAAACGACCGTTCAAGCAGGCGTGTCTCCCACTCCACCGAAAAGTCGAACATTTGAGTCAGGAACTCGGTGGATACGTCAGGCTCCAACTGCCCTTGTCGGGCTTCGATCCGGTCCTGTTCCTCGCTCAAGTCGGCCAACTTGTCAATGACGCCCTCGCGGTTTTCGGCTACGAGTAGCGTGTCCAAACCCGTGCTGTCGAGTTGCACGTCAGCAATTCGGAAGTCGCCTGCAATGCCAGCGTCAGGGTCTTCGACAAAGACGACCTGTCCGGGGCGTACTTCCCCCACGTTGAACGTTTCAATCTCGCCTATCGCAATGGGTTCGCCACGTTCAAGAATGGCCTCAGCCTTTGCACGCGCGGTTGAACGCTCGCCCTCAGGGATTCCCTCAAACGTCTTTGACTCTTCGAGAATAACGCCTTGCTCGCTTCCGATAGATTCGCCCAACGCTTTTTGGGCGGCTTTGTCCGAGACAACCACCTCTTCGTTGCCGTCCTCGCCGTATTTGAGTCGGACCTGATTAATCTGTGCTCGGTTGTCGTCTTCCCACTCAGTCGAACGATACCGCCCCGGCGTCAACTCTAAGTCGGCCTCGCCAGCATCGAACTCTCGAAGGAAAAACTCAAGGTCGTTGGTCGCCCCGAACTGTTCGTTCGCGCTTGACTCGGTGAGTGTCGCTATGATTTCGCTGGGTGTGACGCCCTTGTATCGCTCGGTGACGTTCGTGGGTTCGTCCACAAACGCAACGTCTGTCGGATCAACAGACAGTGGCGAGAAGTCTTCGACGACTTCAATCACAATGTCTGAGGCATCCATATCCTCAAACTCACGGTCGACTTTTCGGCGTTTTAGCCAGTGGTCATGGCTCAAGAGGTCTACTGACGTGGTGCTTTGGTCGTAATCCTGTTCAACGACGAACCCCGAAAAGCGGCGTTGCCATTCGTCCGAACCCAACGGTAAGAGGTCAACGTCCACGAGTCGGTAATCTCCGAACTCATCTAAGAGGTCTGAACCCCTGTCGATAAAGTCAAACGTGGCCGACCGTGCGAACCTGTTTACGGCGTCGTCGATCTGCGCTCGTGTGAGGTTGTCGAATACCTCATCTGTGTCAGGGTCACGAACGCGGTACTGATCCGGCATTAGGATTCAACCCCCACGTCGAACTGAATGGTATAGGCTTCACGAGTCTCACCACTATTCAACGCCGGGCGGATTTGTGAGGGGACCACGCCCGGATAGATACCATCGGCCACGTTCACCTCACCCTGTGTCTGTGCCCGGTATTCGTCACCCTCATTGTATAGCGCGTATGGCCCCGTGCCACCGAAAACAGTCATATCCAACAGCCGATTGAACTGGTCTCGTGCGGTGACGGGTGACTTACCGAACATATCTTCAGACTCAAGGTCGTTCTTATGAGCTTCGGGCAGGCTTTCGGAGTTCTCAAAGAATCCCTGAACGGTGAGTTCCGCCGTCCAACTGCCAAAGTCTAACGACACTGCCGATGACTCGCCGTCTGGTAGGGCAAACGTCTCTGTTGAGTTGTCGAACGATCTATTCGTTTCGGCGTTGGGTGCAAGGTAGGCAATCACTTCGGGGTCTGGTCCCAACGTTTCGAGTCGGATACGCTCGTGTGGTTCCATTGGTTAGGCCCCCCGATTCCCAAGCTCTTGCTCGAACTGTCGGGCGATACTTTGGCCGTCTCGTGCGGCGTCGCCTGTCGATTCGACCATGATAGTGACGTTTTCAACAATCGTTTTGCCACCACCTAACGACTGTTCGCCACGGTCACGCACTTGCGCGGCGGGTACGACCTTTTCACCAGCGTGGAGCATAGCCAGTCCGTCGCCCGTGATACGCCCGCCTGTGTTGAGTTGTGGGATGTCGATAGACTGCCCACCGACACCAACCGAGCCACCGCCCAACACGCTGGGGATTGAGATTCTAACACGTGGGATTTGCACGGAACTCGGAATCACGCGGTTGAACTCGTCTCGGAAAGCTTGCGCCGACGACGACGCCATGTTTCGGAACGCGCCAACCAGTTCACTTACGCGGTCGTTGACGCCATCAATCATGCCACCTATCCAGTCTCGGCCCGCAGCGGCCCACTCGCCAGCTATGTCAAGAATTTCAAGCACGCGGTCACGCATGGCTCCGATTCGACTCACCACAAAGTCACGGATACCGGCGGCCACCTCACGGGCGCGAGTGTGAGCGCGGCCTAAAAGGTCGGACATACCGGCGACCATCACGCCAAGGATTTCAAGCACCCTCTCTCTGGCATTTCCGATATTAAATATGAGCGCGACTGACAACGCCACAACAGCGGCCACGAGCGCGGCTATCGCAATTGTTGTTGCAGATAACCCAGCGATAAAGGCGGCTATCCCCGTCGCAACAGTGAGTAGCGCGCTCGCAACGGGAGCCAACACCGAGGCCGCTCCAAGCACCACTTTCGCAAACGCTGCAACGGTAGCAATCACACCCGCGAGGATTCCCGCAAACGTGATTATGGCACTAATCGGGCGTCGTATTGAGTCGTCCAAATCCCGATACCACATCACGGCGTTGAGCACCCACTGCCCCAACGACCGACCAGCGGGTAACACGTCCCTCACAATGGTGTCTGCGAACAGTGTAAAGCCTGCTCTCACCCCTGCGAACTGTGCCCGAAGTGTTGGCGATAGCGACAGGATCGACGCAATACCGGCGGCGGTGGCCGTCGCTACAGCTGTAATGGCCGTTTTGTTTCGAGCCATCCAACGCTCAACCTCGCCCGCATTGCGTTGGGCGGTTCTGCCCGTGCGACTCACCGACTTGCGTACTTTCTCATCGGCTTTTGCGGCAGATTTGGCCCCACGAGTCCGGTAGTTAAACACGAGTTCGCGGGTACTCATCCGGCCACCTCTTTACCGTGCCAGCGTTGGTGTGTGGCGTATCCACAGTAGAATGGCATACAACACACCGAGACGGCGATAACGACACTCACGTATCCAACGACGCCCGCCGTAAGCCACCCGAACGACAGGACGTACAACCCCGCCGGAACGGATAGCACGGCAAACAACACTGTGAATATGCCGAGTATGACGGCCTCGCCTTGGTGATTGTCTGTATCAGTCATGTTTGTTGTTTCGCCTTTCGTTGTTCTTTCTCACGCTTGCGGTCGGACCCGTCCATGATTGCGAGGTGGACTTGCCTGATTTTGGTCGGCACGTCGTAGGGGTCTGGTGCCCCACCGAACTCCGACCACCACCTGTGGCGGATTCGTTCGCGCTCTTTCCATGTCTCGTTGAGTTCGACTGATTTACCATAGCCAACTTTAACGAAACTGGTGGATTGTCTCGGCGTCGGCTTCGGTGAACTGCAACACCTCGTCGCCTACCTGTTTGACAATCTTGCGCGTCAGTTTGTCCGCGCGTTTGATCTTGGTCTTTGAGAGTGGGAAGCCTTCGGG